CTGCTGGAATTTGTGTTTGTACCAGAAAACCAACTTGTTACTCGTACACCGTTCACATAAAGTTGGTTACGATCTTCCGCCGTTGCATTGTCAGTATCAATTACTAGGACGCAATGATACCAAGCTGACGGGTCACGGAATACTTGAGCCGTCATTTTGTTTATTACGTTTACGTTAGATACTTGACTTTGAAAATACAACTCGTTGCTATAAGTAGCGTCATCGCGCATAATAGTTACGGCAAAAAAATCGTTTGCGCCACTGTATGCCTCAAACAGCCTGTCATTTGCTGAAACATCTGATAGAGACGGTTTCCACCACCAACTTAGAGTAAACTTCTTGCGGTTACCGGCACTGCCCGGTGTGCGAGTCAGATACGCCGAATCATTGTCATTAAAACGGATCGACTGGTCGATGGTGTAGCCAGCATCAGCACCTGCTGCACCTAAAAGAAGATTGTTACTAAATACCATGTTATTATTTTACATCCAATGTTGCTATAGCGTGAACCGCAGTCGAAGTATAAGCGATATAATCAATTCTGTCAACCGCTGAAATTGCAGTACTTAGCGTTGGAGCAGTTCCTGCTGGGAATTTCCAGCTACCACCATAAGATAATGTACGACTACCAGTACCATCTTGAATAACAAAAATGCTACCAGTCTGTCCTGCCACACAGTTAGTTGGACTTTCTAGTGTTCTATTGCCTGCAAGCTGCACAGCAAAGTTCTGTCCTGCATTAAAGTCAACTGCAATGCTAGTACCGTCTGTAAGACTTACAATATCAGCTACCGCAGCAGTTCCTAAATGAAGCTGCTTACCTAGTAGCGTGTCTACTCCAATTGCTACTGCACTTACATAAAAGTCTGTACCGCTTACTATTCCTGTAAGTGTGCCGCCAGCAAGAGGAAGATGGTTGGCAATGCTTGTGGCTAGTGTAGATGAAAGATTGGCAACTACTGTATTAATGCTTGTAATAGCTGCTGCGTTAACGCTGGTAGCAGCACTTACAGCATCAACTACTGTATTAATACTTGTAATGGCTGCACTGTTAACGCTAGTAAGAGCAGAAACATTAGCTACTACAGAGTTAATGCTTGTAATTGCAGCAGCATTAATTGATGTTAAAACAGAAACTGCCGCAATATTTGTATTGCTATTTCCAATACTTGTAGCAAGAGTAGCTGAAAGTGCTATAGCATAATCACTTACAGAAGTAATTCTTGTATTTGCAGTAGCAATACTTGTTGCCAGTGCAGAAGAAACTGCCGCAAGTTCAGCAGAAGTAGCAAAATCAAAAGCATCAATGACAGAGTTAATAGAAGTAATAGCTGCCGCATTAACTGATGTTAGCGCAGATACATTAGCTACAACTGAATTAATAGAAGTAATCGCATTAGTATTAACTGATGTTAGTGCTGAGACATTTGCTACTACAGTGTTAATAGAAGTAATTGCACTATTAATAGAAGTGATGGCTGCTGCATTGACACTTGTAAGTGCAGATACGTTTGCTACTACTGTATTAATAGATGTAATAGCGGCAGCATTAACCGATGTTCTTGCTGACACGCTTGTTAGTACTGTATTAATTGAAGTTACTGCATTATTAAGAGTGGCAAGACCAGCAGATGTTAGTACAGGATTACCTGTAATGAATACATTTGTATTAGCATATACAGTACTTACTGAAATATTTGCATTAAGCTGAACTGTTCCACTAACTGTAATATCGCTAGGAACAGCGTCTACAATAAGAGAGATGCCGGGACCAGCAGTCAGCGTCTTCATTGTACCGCCTTCAGAAGAAGGTACGTTTACAAGACCTGAACCGTCACCAACAAAATAAGCAGCACTTACAATGTTATTGAATGTTGCATCAGTAGCTGAAACTGTAGCTGCGTTAATTGTTCCAGTCACACTTAGAGCAGCAGGAGTAAATTGTCCATCAACAATAAGATTACCACCAACTGAAACATTAGAACTAAAGTTACCAGTTGTACCTTCAAAGGTACCACCAACAAACGTATTGGCAGTTACTGCAGAAACGCTTACACTTGTTGCTGCACCTGCACTTACAATTTGACCTACTGCATTTACAGCAAAGTTTGTTGCTGGACTATAGCTACCAGATACTACACCAGTAGTATCAAGAGCAATAGTAGGATTACCAGCAGTACCATTTCCATTAGTGATTGAAACACCAGTACCGGCAGTAAGTGTACGTCCATTAATACTAGAACTGCTTACTGCAATAAAACCTGTGTATGATGTAAGATTAGGAACAGCGTTAAGAGCAGATGCTGTGGCAGTTAGTGTTGAACCATTAAGCTGGAAAGTGCCATTAATGTTTACAGCAGACTGGCTAAGTTGAAGGGCTGAGTTTGTCCCATTGCCATCTTGAACTGTTTGAACTGTTGAAGTAAGACCAGAATTATCTGATCCTACTTGCAATAGCTGTTTGTATGTGTTTGCAATATTTTGACCAGTCAGTGTTGCCATTATACATTATTCCAATTGCTAGTTTCATCTTCCCAGTTAGTATTTGCAAAGTTCCAAACAACATTCCGTTCTGCATTGTTCGGTGGCCTTGGGTCTTTGATAGCGGGATTATCAAGAACATTAGGAGCTTTGTTCTGTGGATGATTCTTTAGATCAAACTGTCCCTCATAGTCTGTTGGGCAAACTAGTAGACCGTAACTATTTTTTCTTAGTTCTCTATGCTTATATTGAAATCCGCAAATGTCGCAGATGGCTAAGGCATGTTTATTACTTGCCATAGTTTATTATACTCTATTAAGACGAGGTTTCAAATAAAAGCTTGCTCTTTCTCTATCTTCTTCCATTGCTCTTGCAAGACGTTCCTCATACTCTGCTTTAAGAAATTGAATACGCCCCCCTTCTACGCCGGGTCTTTTTAAAGATAGCTGATATGCAAGACCGGCAGTAAGGCATGGTAGAAACCTTCTGGAAATATCAGCAGTTTGAATCGCAGATTTATTAACATCTTCTAAATACCTTACTTTCTCAAAGTTAAGAAGATCAGTTGTATTTTCTGGAATAGGCCATAGATATACTGTAACATTATCTCTATTACGACGAACAGCATACTGAGAAGGACGGCCTGTCTGTCCTTTGTTTGGAAGAAGAGCATACTCTTCCATAGAAATTCTTTGTAGCTGTAGATCAGTATTATCACGACGCAGCGTAGTTTCAAGAACATCCACAACAGTAGAGCCTAGATCATATGCAGTAACGCTTGTTGACACGGATACTGTTGTTGTATCCGCAGTCCATAAAAGAATGCCTCTATTCTGCCAATCCTGTAGCATAAGATTAATTGAACGACGAGCAGACTTAGGCTCATGGCCCAGTGTCTGTTCACCGCCAATCATCTCAGTAGCTTCTTGAATAACCTCGTCTATATCTAGACTAAAGTTAAATGTTCCTGAAGTTGCCATTATTCAGCCTTTATGTGGTAGGCTTCTTTAGATCAACAGCTTTGCCTGTTACCTGTGGACCCTTACGGGCAGCACCAAATCCCTGACCTGTTGGTTTACCAGTAGACTCAAAGACATCCTTTGGATCATTAATCTCGCCAACATAAAACTTGGAAGTATATTCAGTTACCTTTGCCATAATAGCTTTCCTTTACTTTGATTTCTTTTTACCAGCAGCAGCAAGCTGCGCCATTTTCTTTGCGCCATACTTCTTACGACCAATATATGCAGCAAGTGCCTTGGGGTCTTTAACACCCTTTGCTGAGAAAGACTTTACAGCCTTTTCAAATCTTTTGCCCGTACCAAGCTTTGGTTTCTTTGCCGGTGGTTTCATAATCTGACTCCCTACATTTGATCTACTAATAGCCATTTTACTTTCTTTTAATCCCTCTTACAAGTTTTTGTCCTTTAGGAGGCATCTTCTTTGAGCCAGAAGAACCAGCCCAAAAAAACTTATCAGCCCAATAGGCTGCACTTTGTGGACCCTTTGCAATATTTTTTGCATGTCTTGTCTTAAAAGCTTTACGTGCCTCTGGTGAGTAGTTGTGTCCCATCTTCTGGTCACCAAAACGAATAACTCTTACACTACCAGAAGGAGCTTTAACCGCAACGACGCCCTTCTTTGTTGGATGGTCTGGTGTACGCTTTGGCCTATTCAAACCAGATAGCCCATACTTTTTAAGTTTATTACGATCTGAGTCAGAAAGAGCCATTACTTTACCTTTCTAAATCTTTTAACTTTAGTAGCTACTGCTTTAGGCTGCTTTACGAACTGCTTACCTTTAGCCATTCCTTTTTTCTTTGCTGCGGTAGTTGCAGCATATTGAGAGGAACTAAGAGACTTAATAGCCTTTTCTGGAAGATATCTTTCTCCAGTTTTTAGAGAAGGCTTACCAGATTTTGTACGCCACTTCTGTTTTGTCCAAGATGACAAAAACTTCTGGCTTTTACTTTTACCACCAGAATAACCACCACCAGCCTTTTCGTAACGCTGTGCTACAAGCTGCGCCTTACGTGCGGACCACTGTCCCGGCTTTCCACCTTTGTCTCCAGCCATTACTTCCTTTTTAATACGTTCACGAAGCGATGGCTTTGTATAATTAACCACGAGACTTTCTCTTTTTTGGTTGTGCTTTCTTTGCAACACTAAGAGCAATAGCTACTCGCTGCTTAGGTGGATATCCTTCTTTGGCTAGGCTACTAATATTAGCACTAATAGTTTTTTGACTTTTCCCTTTTTTAAGAGGCATCTTACTTCTTCTTGTATGGGCCTTTACCATAGCCCCGCATTGCAACGCCACAGCCTACTGGACCACCACTCTTGTACCCTTTTACACCCATAGCCCTAGCAGCCCCTGCTTCATAGCTCTGCATGCGATTACCTCTTTTAATAGCTGCTGCATCTTCAGAACTTACTTTCTTTACAGGAGGCATTGGCTTCCTCTTTGGAGTAGGAACAATCTTACCGCCGTCTGCTCTTTTAGCTACCTTGCCGCCCTTCTTCCTCTCTTCTGCCCGGACGTTCACTCCCTTTGGAGTAGAAGAAAGTCTTGTCTTGCCTCCTACCATGCTTTCAAGAACAGCCATTCTTTCTCTAATCTTTGGATCAGTTTTTCTAGCAGTAAGATTAGAAATTGCTTGCTGCATTTCTCTATCAGTTGGATTATAGCCTTCCATGATTTCACCAGTCTGCATAAGAGTATCGCGTGGGTCACGCTTATCTTTACCTACTTCTTTTAGTGCATTAGCTCTTCTAGTAGCAGCAGCAGTTTTTGCAGCTCGTGAGGTATCTGCAACATCTTTAGCTTCCATTTCTTTAAGCTTACGTTTTTGTGCCGCAGTAGCTTTTCCTTCACGAACAAGTGCTTCAAGCTCTACTATTCTTTTTGCCCGTTCTTTCGTACCTTTGCTTGTGCTTTCAGCTACAATGCCTCTATCTCCAGAAGCTTTACCCCTAGTAACTTTCTCAGCACCTGTACGCATACGCTGTTCAATTTGACGAGAAACGTCTACTGATCCACCAGTTTCAGGATCAAGCCGTGCACCTTCAGCTTCTGAAGAAGGGCGTTTAGTAGTTCCCTTTACCTTATTACCCTTAAGATTACCCTTAAGAATTTTCCCAATGCCTTCTATAATTTTTTTAGCAGCCATTATTTTGATCCTTTCATGGCTTTACCATAGCCTCGTAGTGCTGCACCACAGCCTTTAATCTTACCACCTTTTTTAAAACTACCTGTCGTATTGAAGCTAGTTCCAATATCAAACTCTTTGCTCTTTGTCATATTGACAGGCTCTGGTGCTTTTTCTTTTTTATTAGCAGATTTAAACAAAGCATATGCAGGACTAAATGCAGCTAGAACATTTTCAGGACCACCCTTAGCTGCGGCATACGCTGGAGAAAGGTAGGACATGATGCCACCTTTAGCATACTTTTTAGATTTCTTTTGCATTACTTTGATCCTTTCATAGCTTTGCCATAGCCTCGTAGTGCTGCGCCAACGCCACGTGGACCACTGGCTTTTTTCTTTTTAGCTACTAGACCACCTTTCTTTCGGCCACCGCCAAGCCCAGACTCTTTAAGCTGCTTGAGCATATCTACAAGATCAGCAGGTTCTTCTCCGGCATCTTCAGCAGAGCGATAACGACCACGCATCATGTCGTCAATCTGTTCACGTGCATAACCGGGGTCACCCTCAGAAAAACGACGACCAGTACCAACGCCCATCTGTTCGGCCTGACGAGACATGCGAGACATAAACTCGTCACCACTTTCGCCTTCCTGCTTTGAAATGACATCACGTGCTTGTTTACGAGTCATCTCTCCCGGTTCTTTTGTACCTCTTTCACGAGAACCATAAACAGTGGTCATCTCGTCATCAGGACGCTTACGCATACCCTGAACAAGATCGTCTCTAATTTCTTTCTTGGTTCTCTTTCTTGGAATATCTTCTTTCTTTGGAGCCTTCTTTGGCTTTTCGGCTGCCTTTTTTGCTGCCCGTACCTTGGCATCACGCTTCATCTGCTGCCCAGCTTCACGAACTGCATCATTCCCATACTTTTTCTTTGCAGCTTCTTTGCCAAGCTTGGCTGCAAACTTAATAATTTCTCTACGAAGTGCTGCGGTTGCCATTTAAAACTTCTCCCTAAATTTCTTAATTCGCGTTGGGAATGAGCGTATTGTCGCCACCAGCCGGAGAAAAAGGCGCCTGCATATCGTCGCGCCTTGTACGACGAGCTTGATTCCTTTGCAACTCCAAGATTTGATTATAGACATTTTGATAAGTCCCTACTTGTGTATAGTTTTTCATAAATAGCATCGCTTCAATCATGCAAGCATTAAACAAAAGATCATAACAAAAGTCAGAAAAATAGTTTGTTTGGTTTGCTGAAGTCAAAGCTGCTGGCTTGGAAACATAAACAATCTCGCCATTGCAAGTGGATGCTGGTGTTGGAGCAATTAGAATAGTTGTATTGTTTCTACGTGCGTAATACTTAGGCTCAGATGTAGATGCAACTACCGGCCAATAGTCATTAATAAATTCGTCCGTTCTTGCCAGAAGGTTAATTTTAGAACCATCGCTAACAATATTTACATTCTTAATAACTCTTGTACCAGAAGGAAGAGTTACTTGATTATTGCCAGCGGATACAGCAACAGAAGTATAGGTTACAAGACCATAGTCATCTAGGTCTTTAGTAAGCCTTTCCTCTGCGCGATTAACCATATTAGGGACATAATTGTAAAACTCTGTGGAATCATCTTCCGCAGTGTCAATAATGTCCCCGACAAGATACGTATAATTAGCCATAGAAAACTGTCGTTGTAGCAGTAGATGTTGGAGCAGATACCTTTACAGGACCATACATTCTAACACCTAGTTCATTTAGATAAACATCATTAACATCAACAGCAGTAGTGTTAACGTATTTAATGATGTTTCCATTTACGTTGCCATTTGAATCTGTCTGAACACCAGTGATAGCAAAAGTGCCAACCCCTGAAGACTGGATCATGTGGACCCTTGTATCAGTGATTGTTACACTTGTTACGGTATCAAGCAGTGCACCGCTACCCGTTACAAATGCAACTCTAATATTGGAAGCCATTAATTTTTCTCCACACAGCACATTAATAGATATGAGCAGCCCATGCCTAATTATATCCTATAATGTTTAAAAATAAAAGAAAGGGAGAAGAAGTAAACATAAATATTATGTTACCCCTTCTCCCAATCTGTTTATACCAAACTAAAGATTAGCTTGGATTGGCACCGAAGAAACCGCGCCAGTCAGACCAACCGAAGCTGTAACGCTCACGGGCCTTAAAGCGAAGGTTGCCAGTGTCAAAGTCCTCTTCCATCTTGGTGGCAAGAGGTGCACGGACGAACATCTTTGTACCGTTTGGAACATCGGTCTTGAGGAACCAGTTGTTCGTATCAGTGAAGCGACGGTTAACAAAGAAGCCCTTTGGAACCATGCCCTGATTACGGATGCTGTTGATGTCGTTTACATTGGTGGCACCAACTGTAGCATCTGATGGGTTTACACCAATTGTGGTTGACATGGTGCTGTTTAGAATCTGATCTGCAACGAAGACTAGATCAGTTGGAACATGCAGTGAAACTGCCTGTGCACCAATGAGAATACCACGATCATCCTTTACCTTTGAAATGGCAATGAGGCCAGTCTCAAGTGAGGATTCGCTAAGATCAGAAGAACCAATGATGTTGGACTGGTTCCCTGAAACAGTTGGGTGTGAAGCTGAGAATAGAGCAACACCGTCACCACCAAGATAGCTGGAGCTAAAACCGTTGTTGAAAACATCGGCTGCCTTAACCTGCTTGGTGTTTGCCATTGCACGGGCAAGACCACGTGCACGAAGCTTGGAGAACGTATCATAAAGATTGTCTTCCATTGCTTCTTCAGTAATAGCAAAAGCAAGTGCTACTGTCTCATGTGTATAACGAGCGGTGTAGCCTTCCTGTGCCTGATCGTACTGGACAGCAGCGCCTTCACCCTTAACAGGTGCAGTGCCGAAACCAGTGAACAGTACCTCTTCTTCAAATGCCCGATCTGAATTTTCGGTATCGAAGAGAGGAGCGTGTTCGTTGTCTACGTTACCGTACTCAAGACCGAAAATGGCGTTAAGGCCGGGGAGTAGCTCCTTGGAAATACTAGCTCTGTTAATAGCCATTGTCTAGCCTCCCTTAGTTAACTGAAGAGTCGGCGGAAATATAAGCATCAATATGCTTAACAATCCGACACTCAACACGTGGATAGCCAGAACCAAGTACGTTACCGGGTTCATTGACAACTGCAATTGGACGAACCATTGCATGACCAGTTGTTCTGGTAGATGCATCAATAGCAAAACCTGAACGACCAGTGACAGTTGAACCGGCACCAAGAGTGATATTGAAGTTCTGTGAGTTCATATCACCGATTGAAACTACGCCGTCTGCCTGTGCCACGAAAGTTGCTTCTGGATTATCAACAACCATTGCATAAGCATCGGTAGCTGAAGTGTTTGCAGGCCAATAATCAGACCACTGGGGCTGACCATTGACTACATAGCGACAACCAATAAAGACACCCATTGCCTTGTCTGTGGTTGTAGCAAGAACATTTACATACCCTGCTGCGTTCGTAACGATATCACCAGCGAAGATATTGCTGGCATAAGCGGAGGCGATTGGATATTCATTTGCGCCTGCGCTGTTTGGTGAACCACCACGAATGCGTGAAGGGCGAAAACCGTCTGGTGCTAGAGTAGCAGTCATGTTTTCTCTCCTTTGTTAATACTGTGACTAGCGACAGAAGACGGCTTGATTAACTTAATCGTCAAATCTCGCACGACCCCTTGTCACTCTAGTTCTACTAGAGTTGGAAATTGGCATCGCTGAATTGCTTTCGCGCATTAGCTGGGCATTAACAGCATCAACCATTTCCCGACTCTTGTTCTCATAAAATTCTTGGCGGGACTTGGCACGAGCCTTGGTCATCTTTGCCAAGGCCAAATCTCCACGACAGATTGCGCCAGTATAACGTCCCTCTTCTCTCACGACAGAAGAGTTGACCATCTCAGGAACTTCTTCAACAGTTACAAACTGCCAGCCTTCAGACAGACGCTTACCGACATTCTGGTAATCGTCCTTACCTTTTAGGCTGACGCGAATCCAACGAAGGGCCATCCCTTCCCCATCGAAACGAGCTTTGACTGATGGCGGAATGGAAAGCCAGTCTTGCTCTTCAAATACGTCGTTAAATTCTCTAGTCTGCATTTCCCGTGTATCGTCAATACGTGATGTTGTAGTACGTGTCATAGTATTATCCTTTCACAACGCTCATTAACCAATAGTGGTGTAGTCACCAGAAGCTCGTTCTGCTTTGAGCTTCTCTTCGGCATATCGTTCAAGTGGAATCCCCCACTTATTTGCAAGACGGATATCTTCTTGCGTAAGCTTGACCTTCTTTCCAGAAGAGGGAGATGCTGGTGTGCGTGACGCACCAGCTACCACTTGAGCCGAATTTGACGCATTCGGCTTACGTGCAACAGGCTGCTCTTCTACTTCAGCCTGAAACTTGTGAGGAAACTGTTCGCGCATACGTCGATCAATCTCCTCGTAGAACTCGTCGTCTGAAGGACTATAACCTTCGTTCTTCAGATCGTAATCAATAGCAAGTGCGGCTGCTGTCATTACGTTGTTGCTACCAAACCAGTCATTCTTACCAGCCCATGCTACAGCCTTTGGATCGTATTGTGCCTGCTGCTGCTGTGGCTGTGGCTGCTCAACAAACTGCGCCTCTACCTGCTCGTTATACCGCTGCCATGATTCCCGG